GCTGGAGGTAAATGCTTTAAATGAATAACAAGAGCGTTATCAAATGGTCTAATAACTGATTCAAATGTAAAACAAGTCATTTCTTCTGAAAAAATTTCAGGCATACCATTTGTATCAATAGGGTTTTCTCTAAACTTTCTCATTAACTCTTGGTCACGTTCTGTAATTGGATTACCTTGACCGGCTTTCTTCCTTAATTCTTGAAACATATTTAACCTTTTCTATCAACAGGCATTATTGATTTGGCTTTCTCGGATTCGAGAATATTACCATCATTAACTTTATAATAAATAACGAGCTTATAATGCATTGGATTCTCTTTGTCTTTTGTAGAGTATTCTTTAATAAAAGTTATTACAATTTCTTTAGCCCAATGCTTATTTGTTAGATCATCATATCTTTCTAAATTAGCAATTGAAATAATTTCACCAAAGAAACTATATTGTTTCTTTTTCTTTTCTTCCATATCAGGTTTGTCACTATATTGAAAAATTACAAAAGGATTTCCAAAAATATCAAACCTAATATCATTATCAACAACTGCATATTTATGAGGATTATTAATTACTTTATCTAAGGCTAAAACATAATTATTTAAAGAATCAATATTGGTTAATTCATAATACTTTGAACAAGATTTCATTAATGGTGCTTTTTCCATTTTATCCTACCAGAGTTTAGTTCCTAAGATGCCACTATTTGCTTTTTCCCAAAATTTATCACCAAATGCCTGAAGTTTATCAGAACTAGCTATTCTTTTAGCTCTATCTTCAGGAAATGCTGTAAAAGCATTCGCTATACCTTTTCCAATTTTTTGATAATGCCATTTATTAGAACCTTCTAATTGAGATTTCCAATAATTATCTGCAAAATATTCTTTATACATTGTAGGAATTATTTTACCTTCCTCATGTAAGAAGTTTGTTCCTTTTCTTAAAGATCCACCTAATGCGCCACCAATAAATCCACCCTTTAATGTAGATTTTAATTTATGGTCATTATCGCCAACAGTATATCCAATGGCAGCACCACTAATAAGACCAGTTCTAGCTATTGGTAATTTTTGAAACTCATCTAACTTAGAATATATCTTATTGCCTTTTGTTAATAATTTTTCTATATTCTCGATATTATATTTACCTTCATTTGTTATAGTTTTATCAAGAATTGATTTAATCATCATATTAACTGGAGTTTTCTTTGTATGAATATCTTCTAATGCTTTTCCGCCAAGTCTACCAAATTGGCCTAACTGAGCATCTAATAATGCGCCGCGCCATTTAGTAGAATCTTGAACCATTCCTTTACGTATATTGGCCTCCATATTTGCTAATCCAGCTAAAGTTGCTCTCTGAATTCTAGGTCTAACAATACCTTTGGTCTTTGAAAAAACATATTTAAATGGATCACCACTTTTAGCTGCGCGCATACCAAACCCAAGGGGTAATAATGATGCTGATGTAGTTGTTAGCGAAATAGCTAATTTAATCAAGCTCATATTATTAAACCTTATTAGTTCTAGGTGGTTTTACTGGATTTGTAACTGCTGTTGGCTGTGCTTCTTGAATACCGTTAAGTTGTGCAATTACTTTATTATAAGTTTCTGGATCTTGCATTTGAAGATTACGTAATTCTAATTGACGTTGTTGATAATTTAAGGTATTTAACTTATTGACAAATCCTTGAGTTGTCGTAGCAATAAAACCATCTGTTAAATTAGATTGAGCAGATTGTGTTTCTTGGCCTTGAACTAATTGAGTTTTAATGCCAACATCAACCTGATTAATATTATTTTTCTCAGAAACTTCTTTATTAACATTAACTGCTGCAATTTGTCTAGCGGCTTGAATTCTTTCGACAAATGGTTTATCATCTTCCATCTGTTTAGCCTCAGCCGCAACATTAATGCCTACTTGTCCTAATGCCGTACTTTCGCTAATACGACCTTGAGCACCTAAAGCAGAAAGTAAGTTAATCTGTTGAATATCATCAGCCATTTTGAATGGTTTCAATTTAACATTACTTGGGGCTTCTTTTCTACTCATTTTCGCTAAGTATGTCACAAAGAAACGAACAAATTGATTTTGTTTATTAATATAATAAAGAAATAAATTTTCAAGCATTCTTAATGAAATATTAGAACCGCTCCAAGTCATGCCACCATAAATTAATTCTGGTGGAATTCCTAATTGAGTAAGAATACGGCGATCTTGCAACTCAATTTCTTCACGTAAAGACATAGCTTTCCCTTGACCACCCAAGGCTTGATATCCAAGTGGAAAGGGAACAACCCCAATTTCGTTAGGATCGTTCTGCTGTCTCTTTAGTTGTGTAGTTACGATACCCATCCAGGCAGCACCATCAATTTTACTTAATGGATCTTGCCCCCCTGGAGTAGCTGTAGGGAAAATAAATCTATTAGGAATTAAATGATCAGATGCAATAGTCTCTTGAGCTTTTCTTAATACAAAGCTCATGAAAATATCTTTCCAAGCTGAGAAGAAGAATGGCTTAGAAAGACCTTCCCATTCAGGCTCAGTAATTCCTTCATGTTCATAATGAAAAGTTAAATCTTCAGGAAGTTCAATAATTGGATTTTGAGGATTTTGTTTACAAGCTAATAAGAATGTTTCAGGAACGTTAGATACAACGAACCGATCACCCTTAAGAATAGGCTTGACATATTTATCTTCAATACGATAGAAGATTTTCTTTTTACCAGCAATACTAAGATTTCTTACTTTAATAAATTGAATTGGCCAGCGTTGAATCTTAACCTTTTTAATAAAGTCGTCACCTTCAAGATATTCATCTTTAACTTTCATGATACCTTGAGCGCCACATTCTTTATTTAAGCATTTAGCATAAAATTGGAAGTCGCGGAATTTCCAGTCAATTTGTCTATCTTCTTCAGAAATACAATGTGCCCTATAATTTTTACATTTAGGGCAAACTAAATATCTCTTAAATGGAGGAACGATTGATACGATACAATTACCAAATGTATAATAATCTTTACCGTTCTTTACTAATTCATCTTGAATACATATTTGATTATTTAATAAATCACTCCAATAATCTTTGTTCTCACCAATATCATTTTCGACAAGAACTGGAGTAATAGGATAACGAGCCATTGTATCCGTAATACGATCTAATAGACCAGATGATTCGTTAAGGATTATTGCCCATTTAAAAATTTCGTTCAGTGTCTTAGGACGCTGAAAATGTAACATGTTGAAGAACCTGATCGGATAGTCGATGCCATTTAGAGGATAACGTCTACCCGTTTCAGGTGCTACAACAGATGTAGTAGATATATTAGACATTGATCACCAAATATTTCTCAATAGCTTGATGTTTTAATTTTTGCATAGCCTTCTGTTCTTCATCAAGTTCTACTGAATGAGAAATTTCGTCTAATTCGGGTTGGGCAAAGTCAAGAACTTTAGGAAGATAAACCCATCCTTCTTCTTTAGCAAGATGAGCAATATATTTCTTAATTTCAGTATGCCATTCTTCTTTAATGCCTAAGATATGTAATGCTTTAGCTATATGAAGAATAGTTGGAGGATCAAAAATATCGACGTTAGGTTTAACGCCATTTAATACATAAACAAGTTTTTCAAAACTAAATACGTTACCTAATAATCCAGGGTTGGATTTCAATGCTTTTAAAGCAAAGATTTTCTCAAGTTGAGTTTCACTCAACTTCCCATTATTAATAAGTACAGCCGTATCGTTAAGCATTGATTTTACGTATCACGATTACGCGGATTGCTGGATCTGCATTCCGTAAAGTTTCAACTGGATTTGTTTTTAATTGACTAAGAAGATCATCGCTTAAAAATTCTTTTAATGTTTCAAAATTAAACTTCTTAAGCTTATTAGCAGGAACGCTATGTTCGCCAAAATGAATATCTTCTTCATTATCACCATCGAATGGAGAAAGAAGTCCAACATAAGGATCATCTAATGATTGATCGTAATATTTATGTAATCCAGTTTTTGTATCAAATATTGAAAGGGCTTTGGCTACTAATTCAGGAATATGATTGGGTGATTCATCTTGCATTTTAAGTAAAGCTTCTCTTTCTGGAGCATGAGAACTAAAATGCTTCATACGATCAGCAAAAGCATGAGTATAATCTTTTTTAAAGTGATCGCCAGCATAACGGTAGACTACATCATGCAATGAGGATTGTTTGCCAAGAGCCTTGGCATAATGTAATAATTCCTTTGCCTTGGCTCTCCGATAATGAACCGGGTATTTTTTGTATTCATCAATAAATTTATTTAATTCAATAGAGAGGGAATGAATGGCATCAATTTCATCTTCTTCAGCAGCAATTTTTATAATGTTTGACTCAGGAAGTTCAAATGCTTTATAAGCATCTTCAATACGCTCACGAATCATAGATGATGTTTGCTCATTAAATTCGTTAGCAAACTTCTCAAAATAAGCATGACTCATCCATACATGTTGTGGAGTATGCAGAGGGAAATATCTATTTACGCCATCTGAATAGGCAAAACATCCATCTGCTAACTTTTCTAGATTTTCAGTTACAATTTGTTCTTCTGCCTCTTTTACGAATTCAGGCATAGAATCATTAATTGCACCAACTCTATATCTTCCTAATTGATCATGAATATGATCTGTGAACATGTATTTCTCCTTAATTAACCAAAAACCATCATACCAAAAGAAAGTTGTGGTTGTTGTTGGAAACCAGTGGCGCTAGAAACAGATAAAGGAACTTCTACTGTATCGCCTACGGCAAACTGATGCATTAATGATACGCTACCATTATAACCTTGAACGAAAATACTTGTATAAGCTGAAGATCCTACTTCTGCCGTTACAGCTTCAGCTTTTCTTACTCCATTAATTGTAATTGCAAAATCAACATATAATTCAGAGTGTCTTTGATCACTATTACCTTTACATGCTAAGGTGGCATTAACAAAACCAATACAAGGAACTTTGCATTTAAAACTATTTCCTACTAAATCAAAATATGTAGCAAAAAAATTAACTTCATCACCACTAGCAGGAATTTGAGCTAAATTGAATGCCGTTCCTATTATCTTTAAATAAATAAAGCCTTTAGAATTATGTATAGCTGTTAAATCAGCCCTTGTAACAAGATTGGTTGGACTAGAAGTAACACCTTCGTATGTTAATTCTACATTTGGACCAAAATTAAAATTTGTATTATCAAATGTATATATATATCTTGAATCTAAAGGTCCAGATATATTGTCACCATCACGCTGAATGGCATTTTGAGCACGAACCATAATAGGAGTTGTTTGTTTTTGCACAAAACTAACGTTAACAACGTCAGCAGGTTGTGTCATTCTGCCATATGTCTCTAATGAGCTTCCTTGTCTTATAACACCGTTAAAAGCATCGCCATTTAATTCACCAAAATCAAATTCGCCTTTTAATAATTCTTTAGTAGCTGTTTTGATGATTGCGAAAATCTGATTTGTATAAGATCCAACTAATGCTGGAGTAACTGTCATTTTAATGTCTGGAGAAAGAGAATCCAATCCAGTTACAGTAACAGTTTCAGAGCCAATCTTAATTTGATTACCAATGGCTACTTCTTTTGAAAATAAAGTACCTGTTCCATTTAATACAGTACCATTATTAGTAATTGAAGCTATAATACCAGTTCCTAATTTAGAAACTGTGCTTGGGCCATCTAACTTTCGTGAAACTAGAGAAACCTTTGAATCAAGTTCTGTAAATAAGGTTTCAATTTCTTGTTTTATCAAAGCTATTTCGCCATATAAGGATCTAATTTGATCCATAGATGATTTAATATCACCTATTTTTAGTTTTTCTAATGTTGAAAGTAAATGTGGGTTCATTGTGATTAAGATAAGCTTATTACTGCATTATGGACTAAGTACCAAGGACCATTCTCATTATTACTTACAAAGTAATTAAGTCCATGTAAGTGAATATTCCAAACTTCTCCAATATAATCAGATTCTCTAGATCCTTCAAAGGCATCTTTGATTATTGTAGCAGGTTCTACTAATTTTACAAGATACTCATCAGTTGTGATAGTAGAAGCTTCTTTCCAAAGACCATTTGCTAAACCAAATAGATGATTTATAGTAGTATCTATACCATGAATATTAATTAATGGAACGTTTGGATGATGATGTGATATTTCATGGATTTGACCTTCTGCCAATTCAAATCTTCCAATACTAAACATATCTAAATTTAAATTAATACCAATATCATTTAATGTTAATTCACTTATTTTTACGCCACCCTTTGTAGTTAAGACGAAAGTATCAGAGCTAAAGCAAGCACCATCACTACCGCCGCCACCGCCGCCACCGCCGCTAGTTAATTCGTCTACATGAATCGTTATTTTATCTTTGTATGTAGAAGTTCCATCTGTTACAGATACTATAGCAAATAAATCAACATTTGCAACTGAATAATTTCCAGTTAATACACCTGTAGTTGGATTAATGGCTGCGCTTATTAATGTTGTTGTACCTAAAGTTCCATCAGTTGGTAAGATAGACCAAGTTTTAGTTCCACCACCTACTGCTGTAATAGTGGCAGAAATAGGTAACGGATCTGGTGATCCATCCCATCTACTTTTAGTTATCGTAAGTGGCGAGATTGATGTTATTGGAGACAATACATAATCTTTTAATTGCAGATTAACTGACTTGCTAAGAACCGATCCATAATTTGCACTAAAAGTTACAATGTAAATTGTTTCGCCAACAGGGAAAGCAATATCTGCATAATAACCAGATGCATCTTGTCCATATTTAATTCCTAACAATACATCTTTATCACTACTCCAAGTGATTGATCCTGTGATATTTGCATATAATAATCTATATCTTACAGTTATGACTCCAGTATCAGTAGCTCCACGCATCCATGTTTGATCCGTAAATAACAATACTGGATTTAATGATACTGTTCCAACTTGATCAATATATGGATTATCCTTTGGAATATAACTCCATCTATTTACAACTAAATATAAAAGTGGTTTATAAGATGAATTACAATTTAAACTCATCAAACTTGTTGAAAGCGGAATATCTATCTGATAATCTGTTTCTAAAACTAAACATAAATCACCATCAGAATCAATAATTACAAACTGTTCAACATAACCACCGACATAAGTAGAACCAATTGAATTTGAAAGTACAGCTCTTACTCTTGAGCTATTATTGATAAGCAAATAAGGAAAAGTTGCGGCAGGAGGTTCATATTCAACATATAATGTAAAATCTACAGGATAAGGAATCCTGCCAATAGCAGCACCAGTGTCAAACCCTGGAATAGAGTTTTGCGGATTACTACCAAATAATTCTACCCATGATTTATCAGTAGAGTCCCATGATGTTTTAGCATTATATTTCAATAACTTAATTTTAATATAATTTGTATCACCGCCACTTCCAGCTACTACATCGTATTTACCAAAAGAATGAATAGTTGATTGATTTAATGTGCTGTGAATAGCTATTTTACCAGAAACGAAAACTGGTTGATTTGCTGCACCCAAGCCTTGAGCATATGTTGCGTCTGCATATTGTTTATTAATTAATGAAAGCGGATCGCTTATAACTGTTTTTAATGTTCCTGTTTCAAGTGTTGTTTTAGCATTTAGTACTTTTAATGGAATAGTGTCTAAAGTAATAGTTTGAGAGCTACTACCTCCAGGGTCTATTCCGAATGTGTAAGATCCAAAAGCTAAATCACCATATTTATTCAAATATCGAGATAATGATTGTGTAATATCATCATTTTTATTATAAACAACATTCATTAATGTTTGAAAATTTACTACTTCAAGATTGTCATTATGCGTAGCAGGTAATACTCTTGAATATCTTAACACCGATCCAGTATTAAAAGTAAATTCTTTAATATTTGGATCTAATGGATCTTCTGTTCCAAATGTAGTTGAAATTTTAACAAGCTGAGATTGACGACCATCAATTTCATCACTAATGACAACATACCTATTAAATTTATCTAATAAAGCAGCATAAGATTGATAAGCATCTTCTGCTCTTGCGGTGGCATGATTTATGGCATCGAAAGATGCTTTAAAATAAAGTTTATACTGTTCATCATATTTACTCATGCTACAACCGTCCATCCGGTAATGGTATTAGTCTTGTAGTATTTATAATTGGATAAAATATTATCTGGATTAGTTGCAATTTGATCTGATGGTAATGTAGAATTATAATCTTTAAGGTAAGGTATGGAATAGGTGTTTACAGATCTGTTAATTGTTACTGTTCCTAATGTATAAACTACAGCATTAGCACTATCTAATACCTCAATTAAAAAACTGCTTAATAAAGAAACTGATTCCGTCGTTAATGGAGTTGTTTGATCTGCTCCACTTAATCTATTTAAAGTATATGATGTATAATTATAGGTAATTCTTAATTTTCTATTAGCATATGTAGTGATTAAACTATTTACGTTTCCATCGCTATTATAAGTAATTACTGTAGATGAAGGCTCAAAACTTGAACCACCAGCAATAGCAAAATCAATAATGTCGTTTAAATGTCTTTGTTTATAATAGTAATAAATTGCGTTATTTTTAGCTTTATTAAGAGCAGTAAGACTGGTGCTAAGTAATGCTCTAAACATATTGTTGATTGATTTAGAAGTTAAAGCCCCTCTTAAATCAATGTCATCTATTGCTAAGGTTTCATCTGAATTTGTCCAGTTAGCAGAAGTAAAAGTACTAGCATAGTTTAGAGTTACGTTAATTGCAAAGGTGTCACCATTAGAGCCATGAATTGTAATAACTCGTAATTCATTAAAATGAACATTAGCAATTGGTTGATTAAATATAATATTTAATGTACAGTATTGAGCATCTAATTTTGTTACAGATAAAGTAAAAGGTACAGTAGCATCGACATTATTTGGCACAGTTGCAGTAAATGATGTTAATGCTGCAAGCGTACTTCTTTGATCAATTGTAATAGGAACAGCTAAAGAATTATTGCTATTGCCACCAATATTTAAACCAGATGCATCAACTGTTAAATCAGTTTCTAAAAATGCTAACATATTTCAATCTCCACATAATAAGTAGAATTATCTTCTATTTCTATATACATAGTAACCTGATCCTTCTAAATAGAAATCTGTTTTTAGAAATCTTACCACTTGTTCATTTACGTCAATTCCAAATAATTCTAATGATCTTAATCTTTCTTCGTCAGATGGATTCAGTGATGTATACTGAGTATCTTCCTTTTTAAATTGTACCTCAATTATATATGGGTTGGCAATAGCCTCATTGTCGGTATAAATTTTAATATCATTTGTACTAAATTTTTTCTCAATAATCAATCTTCCATAGTCCTCTGTAACGGCACAAATAAATTCATTAAATCTACTTAAATCGACAGGATTCCTATCTGTGATATTATCATAGATTTTAAATTTAACAGTTTGATCAGTACCTTTAATTAATTTCATTATATTCCACCAATCCCGGCTAAGCAAAGAACGTTATTACTTGTAACTGATCCTTGCTGGTTGCTGATAATAACTCTAATATATTGTT